CCCTTTCAAACCGCCCTTGGTGGTCTAATTGGTATTATTGGTGGATATTTTGGGGCCAAAGGCTCTAAAAAAGATGACGAATAAATTGGTATAATGCTGTTATGAAAATTCGTCATACCGCTTTATCGTGTATACTTGTATTAAGTCTTGCTGGCTGCGGGTATCAAGGTGGATATCGCTATCCTTGTCAAGACCCAGCAAATTGGGAAGCAAAGGAATGCAATCCTCCAATATGCGAACCGTCTGGATCTTGTTCAAGAGATCTAGTAGGTAAGACAGTATGGGAAGAATATCAGAACGGAAAAAACAATGGCTAAACAAAGATTAACACCTGCAGAACTAGATGCTAGATTAAAGTTTATATTAGGCTGCACATTAGGTGGAATTTTATTATTTACAGCGCTAGGAATTTTATATGGTTTGTTGTTTGTTACACAACCAGTTGGAGCACAATCAGAAAATGATAAGATGTTCTTCAACGTTCTTGGATCTGTAGCAACATTTATTACAGGAACATTAGCAGGTTTATTAATTGGACAGTCTGGTGCCAAAGATGTAATGGCAGCACAACTATCTAATAAAGAGATGGATGCTAAGAATACACAAGCAGACAAGAAACTTGAATCAGAACTAGCAATCAATGAATTAAAGGCTGATGTAGAGGCAGATGCAGTTAGAGCACGATTGGAAGCAAAACCAGACGGTGCAATGCCAGCAGAGCAGCCTGTTGATACAGATTGGGATAAGGATTAATTATGGCACAAGATGATTTTCCAGTACCAGCAGAGACAGCAAAGGCTCCAGCAGGAACAGCAGCACGTTTAATTCAAGTTGCTAAATCTCAAGTAGGATATATTGAAGGCCCTAAAGACAATGAAACAAAGTATGGAGCATATACTAAGGCTAACTTTCAGCCTTGGTGTGGTTCTTTTGTAAACTGGTGTGCAAATGAAGCAGGAGTAAAGGTTCCAAATACTGTTTATACTCCAGGTGGGGCAGCAGCATTTAAGAAGGCTAACTCGTGGATTGATGGAGATCTTGCAGATCCAGAGCCAGGAGATATCGCCTATTTTGATTTCCCCTCAGATGGCGTCGATAGAATTTCTCACGTTGGAATTGTTATTGAAGATAACGAAGACGGAACTGTTTGGTGCATTGAAGGTAATACAACTGGAGATGGTAAAAAGGGAAGTCAAAGAAATGGTGGAGAAGCCTGCAAGAAACTTCGTGCTTATAAGAAAAACAAAGCAGGAGTACAGGTTTCAATTGTAGGATTTGGTAGACCTAAGTTTAAGGCATCTACTGCAAAACCAACAGAGCCAGCGAAGGCTGCAGCGCCTACAACAAAGTCTGCTAAGAAACCTAAAACTTGCCCAGCATGTAAACAAGAAATTTTATAGATAGGATATTTATGGAAGTTCATAAACTAGAAGATCAAATAGTTTATTTTACACAAGCAATTGAAAACCCTCAAGCATTATTAGATGCATTAGATGTTGCTCAAAATGATGAATCTGTTCACGATGTAATTACTCCATGGGTAGATTGGGTTTCTGGAGACGGAGATCATATCTATGGCAAAAGACGATTTGTTAAAGGTAGTAGCAATCCATTAAGGCCAGGGAATAGCGAATATATTATTGAAACTATTTCTGATGCCATGAAGAAAACTGCTACAGAGTATGCAAAGATTTTAAACATTTCAGATGCTCATGTAGATTTTGGCAAAGATTTTGTGATTAATGAATATGCTACCCATGAAGACATGGGCCCACACGTAGACTGGAATGAACAAAATCCAGATTTAGAATATTCTTTTGTTGTTTATTTAAATGATAATTACGTTGGTGGAGAAATATATTGGGAAAATCAAGGGGTTCAAATTAAACCAGAAGCAGGCAGCATTGTATTATTCCCATCTAAAGTGCCATATTTTCACGGTGTCACCTCAGTAACAGAAGGAAATAAAATCTTTATACCACATTATTGGAAAAATCTTGCCAGATAGAATTGACAGATTTTTCGTTGAATGCTATACTAATTAATAAAGATAGAGAGGTGTGCAATGACCTGTATTGCTGTTGTTCGTGATAGTTCAACAAGTAAAATCTGGATGGCTGGAGATCGTGGTGCCTCTGACGATGGCACGATCTTAGCACTTGATGCACCCAAAGTCTGGAAGATTGGTCCATATCTAATTGGATATGCAGGAGCCATGGACGGAGAAAGAATCCGTTATAACTTTAAACCAACTGCACCTACTATTAAAGATACAGATAAGTTTATGCAAACTAAATTTGTCAAAGAACTAAGAGATTTTTATAATGAGTTCTGGGTAGACACATCTAAAGATGGAGACCTTGGCTTGATCATCGCTGTTCGTGGAGAAATCTATGAGCATAGTTCTGCTGATATGTCTTTATCTAAATATACACTACCGTATCTTGCAATGGGGTCAGGAGCAGAGTATGCCTATGGCGCTTTGTATGCAACTGATAAACAAAAAAATGCAAGAAATCGTGTGCATTCTGCTGTAAGTGCAGCAATTAAATTTAGCCCGTCCTGTATGGGGCCAATTGACATTGTAAGTATTTAAGGGTATACTAAAGATATGAATCATATGGGTATGGAAGACTTGTCTCCAGAGGAGCAAGAGTTTGGTATTTGGTTGCAAAACGGTATCGAAAGAGGCTGGATCAGCGATCCTTATTGTCACACACATGACGGTGGCTATGAGTATATGAGTGAAGAAGAAATAGAAGAATGGGAAGCAGGAGGCGACCCATGCGAACACGTTGTAAGAATATTCATCTAACAAAAAGGAAAAAAATGAAAAAACTACTAATAACACTACTATCAATTACAACTATTTTTGCACCACTTCAGGTTGCACAAGCAGCAGATGAGCCAGTCATTGCTATTATTGACACAGCAATTGATTCAAAGAAGGTTACTTCTGTAATCTATGAAGCATGCTTTACGCAGAATAGATCTTGTCCAAATAAAACAAATTTTATGGAAGGTTCAGGATCAGCAAATTCAAATCTTTGGCCAACCTCTATGCTTAATGCAACATATCATGGACATCATATGGTAAGTGCAGCATTACAAACTAATCCAAATATGAAGGTTGTTTTTGTACGAATTGCAAATATTACTGATGCTGGTAATTCAACTAACACTCCACAGGCTCTATCTCAGGCTATTGATTGGGTGTCAAAAAATGCTTCACGATTTAGTGTAGACGCAGTTTCTATTAGTCAGTCAAGTATTTCTGCTAATAATCTAAAGTCATGTACAACAGATTCTGTTGTAATTAATGGAATTACATCACTAAATAATCAAAACATTCCATCATTTATTGCAACTGGAAATGATGGTAAGAAGGATCTAGTTGGATTTCCGTCTTGTGTTAATGGGGCTATTGGTGTAGGAGCAGCAACACCTAGTGGAATTATTGCGCCACTAACAAATAGCGGTCCAGGGCTAGACGTATTGTCAGTTGCAAGTATGGATATTGTTCGATACAACGGTACAACAGCCACAATTACTGGCACTTCTTTATCAACTGTTGTTGCAGCGTCTTTATATGTTAAAAACAAAACAACAAATGTACTAGATTTTATTTCTCAATTTAGTAAAATATTAACATATCCTTTTATTAGATAATTAACTGTCCTAGGCATGACTAAAAACTGCCTTTCAATGCTATAATATATTATGGAGGTAATTATGGAATCAACAAAAAGAACACTGCTCAAAACCCTTAGTTGGGAAACGTTTCACCTTGTAGGCGTGGCTGGTATTATTTCTCTTGTAACATGGAAGATTACTGGTGAGGTAGATTATGAATACGCAAGCCTTGGTGCATTAGGTTATATTGCCTGGGAAGCACTTGGATATTTTATACACGAAAGAGTTTGGGCTAAGTTTGGAAAAGGAGTTAAGTAATGCGTATTAAGATCATTAGATTTGTCGTTAAGTTGCTTGGTTATGAATGGTCTGGCGATAATGTCAATCTTCCAGTATGGCAGGTTAAGGCTAAAAAGAAGAAGAAATAATGCCAACATACGAGTACGACTGTATGGCATGTGCCAAACGATATAACAAAGTAAGATCTATGTCAGAAAATGATCCAGGGTATGAATGTGATGCTTGCAATAAGCCATTAGTTCGTGTATACTCTAATGTAGGAGTCACATTCAATGGCTCTGGATTTTATCAAACAGACAATAAGAAGGTATAATATGTTTAGTATGCTAGAAGAAAAAGAAAATACACAGGTATGGCTGCTTGATGCAACAGATCGTTGTGATCGTTGCGGAGCACAGGCATACGTAAAGGTTATTGGCAATACTGGAGAACTATTATTTTGTGCACATCACTATAATGCTGCTATGGATAATGCTATTGGGTATGATGCTATGATGAAATTTATGATAGAGATAGTTGACGAAAGAGATCGTCTTAAAGAAAGTAAAAATTAATGTATGAATATTATGTAAGAAAAGTAGAGGGCGTAGTAGATGGAGACACTATTGACGTTCTTATTGATTTAGGGTTTGATATCCTCTTCGCATCTCGTGTAAGATTGGCTGGTATTGATACCCCTGAATCACGCACAAAGGATCTTAATGAGAAGGCCCTTGGTTTAGAGGCTAAAGAATATCTCAAGAAGCAACTTAAGGATGCAAAGTCTGTTGTTATTAAAACTGAGAAAATGGATTCATCTGAAAAATATGGTCGCATTCTTGGTTGGATTTACGTCGATAATAATACAGTATCTTTAAATGATCAAATGATTGAAGATGGATATGCATGGGGATATCTTGGGGATACCAAGGTAAAAGATTTTAATGCATTGGCTAAACAAAGAGAAATTGCTAAAAAGAAAGCAAAGTAAATGGATGCAAGAACCAGTTCACTTATTGAACATTTAATTTTGCAAGGCGGTATTGAAATATCAGATATTGATTTAAGTACTGGCGAAACATATTATAAAGTAAACGATAAGTTACAGGAAATTGCTCCAACAATGTATAAAGAGTTGGAAGATCAATTTAGTCATCACCTTTTTGTCTTGGGTCAAATCGGCCCTAAAGCGATGACTTGGAGAATAAGAGGATAATATGGAGATAGACGATTTAATATCAAGCGGTGCACTAGAAGTAGTTGGCGTAGACGAATCTGGAGAAATTTTATATAATTTTACAGAGAAACTTGGGGATCTTTACCCAGAGTTGCAGTCAGCAGTAAACAGTTTGTTCTCAATGCAGATGATGCAGTTGTGGGAACTTAATATGGTTTCTATGGATGTCACTGAAGAAAATCCAATCGTTACGTTAACTGACAAGGCTTTTGACGAGGAACTTATTAAGTCTCTTGACGAAGATCTTTTACATACCCTAAATGAGGCTAAGAGAACTCTTTTAAGATAGTAGTATAATTAATCATGGTGATGCTATGAAATATTTAATAGGTTATCTGTCTGCACTTTTGTTATTTTATGGAATAACAAAACTACAAGAAACCTTTAATATTTTTGGTCAATTTAGGACAAGGCAGTTTAAGCCTAGCCAAAGCCATAAGCATCAAATAAATCACGTGCTTAATCTCCATGATAAACTTACAAAGCCAGAAAAACAAACTCAGTCCAAGATACACAGTTCTAAGACAAATATCAGGGTCATAGTTATGGAAGATCAAGCCTACTGGATCAAGGATAATATTTTTTATACCGCAGACGTTATGGGCGATGGTGTTGACAAAGATACTACCAGAAGAGTTGACACAATGGTCATGAATAAGGTACAATTGGATAAGATGATGTTTATTATAGATAGATTACGAGAAGGGAATTCTAATGATAGTGGGAGTACAAGGAACTAGTGGTTTTAATGACTACAAGGTTTTTCTCCGTGCTATGGGTGTTGCTCTTTCCACAATGCCAGACAGTGATGAGTATTTCTACATCTACACTGCTGGCCCAGCAAATATAAACTCTATGGTTATGGAGTTTGTAAACGTTTCTGAAAAGGGAATGAAGTCACGTGGTAAGAAGATTAAGATGTATAAGGTTGCTCCAGAGTGGATTTCTGAAAACATTTCTGATTTCAACTATTTTACTTACTTATCAAATCCAGGTGAAAGATACTCTAAGTTAGTATCAGAGGCAAAATTAAATAATATTGAAGTTGGAACATTTAGTTACTAGGAGAAAAATGATAGTCAAAACACTAGAAGAGATGGAAAGTATCGTTGCAAAAAATAGAAGTCTGGTTTGGGATGGGTGGACAGTTGTCAATCGATATAAATCAGACAAGGCTAAGACTTCTAAGTATGGCATTTACTTTAAAGGTAATTGGTATATGACAAAAAGGTTTGAGCCTAACAGAGATGGCTGGCATATTCCAGAGGGGCTCGTATCGGGATATGCACAAACTTAAATGGAAAGATCAAGCGTCTTGTTTAGATTATGATACTAACTTATTCTTTGATAAATATGAAGAAGAAGAGTTATTAAGGCCAGCAATAGATTCTGTTTGTTTTAATTGTTCTGTCATGAAAACATGCTTTGCTGTTGGTGTTTCAAGTAAAGAGTATGGGGTCTGGGGCGGTATATACTTAGAAGAAGGAACTGTCTCTAAAGAATTTAATAGCCATAAGTCAGAGTCTGACTGGGGTAATACCTGGAGAAGATTAACAATGGACGAGGGTTCAAAATGAATAACAAAGAATACCTAGATATGATACGAAAAAGAAATAAAGAAATTATGTCTAAGTGTTACTATTGCGATGGTTTTGCAATTAACATAGAGGCAGATGGTTATGCCATAAGGCCAGTATGTAAAAATCATGACACAAGATCATTAGATGAAATAGAAGATGGCATTAACGCAATGTTTGAAAAGCAAATGGATTTTGAATAATGTATACAGATGCTATGCGTAGGGCCTTCAGATCATTGGATCATTTTGCACCCAGAGGATTTTTCCTAGATGTAATTGATAACGATCATTTTATTACAGTTCGGGCTCCAGAAAAACAATTTATGTCCTTGCTTGATGAAGAAAAACGTCAGGCTGTAGAGTACATGGTACGAGTCAAAAAGGCTTTAGAAGATAATGGTGCCATTGTTTTATTAGTACGTGAAGGTGGAAAAGATAATGTTAAATAAAAAAATAAAAATTACTATAGGTCTAATCTTAACTTTAGGCGCCACTTTATTTATATATGCTGCTGCACAGTTGACAAAATTAAGTGATTTAGATATACTTGATATATCTGACGACGATGAAGAGGAACTATTTTAATGCAAACCTTTTTCCCACACTTTAATATGGCTGAGTCCGCTCAAGCACTTGACTCTAAGCGACTCAATAAACAAATATTAGAAGCGTATCAAATACTTAAAGTGTTATCTGGCGCATCTCCTACAGGCGGATGGCGCAACCACCCTGCCGTTCTTATGTGGAAAGGTCATGAGTATTCTTTGCGTACATATGCTAATACAATGATCTCTGAGGCCAAGAAGCGTGGTATCAAGACAGACACCAATGAAGCAAACATTCAGGCATTAGAATCAGGATATAGCAATGTATGGGGTACAGATATGCCAAAGTGGTTTGGAGACCATACAAAAATGATGCGTATTACTACCACACATAAAGCAAGACTATTTGATAAAGATCCGCTTTTTTATGCTCGTTATGCATATGCAAAGCATAGCATCTATAATTCACCTTGCTGTGTTGGCTGTAATTATTATTGGGTAACACATGAGGAGAGAAATGCTTGAATTTTTATTATTTTTCGGTTCTGTTTTATTTGTAAGTGCTATTAGCATTCTTATTATAAGATTAAAAAATAAAAATTTGCAACTACTTCTTATTTTAACACAAGCAATTCAAGACATTGAAAAGTTTAAAGATAAGTTTGGAAATGAAGAACTTTCTGTAGAACAACAACACCTTATAACATTTTTAAATGATACAAGGGATATTGCTTATAAGTATATTGAAGATATGCATAAGGCATTGTTAGAATTTAAATCTGATATTGAATTTGATTTACTACACCCAAACGACATGTCTGTTCCTAGAATTAAAAAAGCATTTGAAAAATTACAATCAGTTTATCCGCAGGACATACCAAATGATTAATGCTAGAGGAATACCAACAGCAAATTGTCCACAATGTGGATATGATTTATTAAAGGTTAGTGTAAAAATTGATCCAGTTGATTATGAGTTAGGTTTATACACCCTAGATGGCGAATGTGCTAAATGTGGAACATTGGTAACAGTAGCAACACCTATAGATCATCCAGATTTTAACAAAGGAGAAAAATGAAAGAGATTATATTTTCAGTATTAACAGGTTTTGGCTGTGGAGTTGTATTTGCAGCCTTTAAACTTCCAGTTCCAGCCCCACCAGTATTTGCTGGCGTTGCTGGTATAATTGGATTATGGCTCGGTTTCGATGTCATAACAAGGTTCATATCCTAGGAGGAAAATAAATGGACGCAAAAGTAAAAGCAATGCTTGCCTCATACGGACGATCAGTTCTTGGTGCAGCATTGGCACTATACATGTCTGGGGTAACAGACCCTAAGACATTGGCATACTCACTACTTGCTGCAATCGCACCAGTTGGTTTGAGAGCAATTAATCCAAATGACACAGCGTTTGGTCGCCTTCCAGATGTAGCAGAAGTTGATGCTGCAGTTAAGAAGGCTACAGTTAAGAAGGCACCTGCAAAGAAGTCTAGCGGTGGCGGTAACTCACTTAAGGTCAAGTAAGACTTAACTATAGAGTAGGGGTGTGCATAATAGCCACCCCTATTTTATGTTATAATTAATTTAGTGAGGAGAGTTATGTTAATTAAGTATTATTTGTATAAAATATATTATTTTTTAAAAAATATATTTAAGAAAAAAAATAAGAATAGGTATACATATTGAACGCCATAAACTTAACATTCAAAAATTTTATTGCTAAGATGCTGAAGTTGTCACGCACAGATCTGTTGTCTGAAGAACAAATAGAGGATTTAGACAAAGAACTTTCTGCTTTATTAAATAATTCTAATGACGGCAGAAACTGTAAGGCAAAAAGTTTTTTTACATTTAACCAGCAACTTGATGAATTAAGATATAGACCTGTAAATCAAGACTTAAATAAAAATTATGAATTAGTTTTTTCTGGATGTTCACAAACACATGGAGACCATATTTCTCCACCATTAGTAGATTTTGGAGATCATAATTATATTTGGGGATTTCAGGTAGCAAATAAATATAATAAAGAGGCTTTAAATTTAGGAATGGGTGGCTGGTCTGTTGAGGCAATTCATAAAGGACTTATGCATCATTTTCAACAAAATGGTAATCCAAAAGTATTACTAATTTTATTACCAGATTTTGGAAGAATGAGTTTTGTAGATAATGAAAAAATAAGATCTATTCATCTTTTAAATCAACACGAACTAGTTCAACATTTTTTTATACAGCCATGGGATGAAACTGAATACCCAGCGATCTCTAAAGCCCCACATTATGCACACACAGTTTTGCCATGGACACAATCTTTATATCGTAGTTTACAATGTATATTGTTATTAGATCAATATTGTAAAGATAATAATATTTATTTTAAATATTTTTCATGGGACCATAATTCAAACATAATATTAAAATTGCTTAAAAAATATTTACCAGAATATTCAAATTATTCAGAGCCAGACATACTTAATACGTTAAGGTTACAACAAATAAATACTCAACTTAACATTACTTGTCATGAAGATATAAAAGACAACTACCCATCAAAAATTTGGCACAATGGAATTGACAATGCCCACCTAGGAATACATCATCACATCCATGTTGCTGAACAGTTTATGAAAGAGATAGATAATGATAATCCTTGGAATTAATGAAACATCGCATGATGCTTCTATGTCTTTAATTAAAGATGGAAACATATTATTTGCTGGTCATGCGGAAAGATATAGCAAACAAAAAAATGATTGGTATAACAACAACGAAATACTATCCAATCTTTTAGAATATGGAACTCCAGATCTCATTGCCTATTACGAAAAGCCACAATTAAAAAGATCAAGATTACTATTAAAAGGTGGAGCATCAGATTGGAAACCAAACATTCCGCTTGACCTTCCCGTTAAATATTTTAAGCATCATCATTCACATGCAGCAGCAGGATACTATACAAGTAAATTTGATGATGCTGTAATTGTTGTTCTGGATGCAATTGGAGAATATAACACTTCCACAATTTGGGTTGGTGAGGGTTCAAATATTAAACTAATTAAAAAGTTTAATTACCCATTAAGTTTTGGATTATTTTATTCAGCATTTACACAATTAGTTGGATTAATGCCTAATCAAGAAGAATATATTATGATGGGGATGGCAGCATATGGTGATTCGACAAAATATTACAATAAAGTATTAGAATATTTTCCTTCTATAACTGATCAAAAATATAATTTTCATCAAGGCATTACCGATTGGCCTTATAGAATTTTTAATGAGCAGGACAAGTTTGATATTGCTGCTGCCGTTCAAAAAGTATATGAAGTAAGGCTAATGGAGTTTATGAGATATGCACAGGCAAAAACTGGAAAATATAATCTTGTATTTATGGGTGGATGTGCATTAAATTGTTCTGCAAATACAAGGTTATGGGATATCTTTAATGACATTTGGATTATGCCAAATCCTGGTGATGCTGGCTCATCTCTTGGTGCAGCAGCAGCAGCCTACGGACAACATGTTAAATGGGAACACCCCTATCTTGGCTATGATTTAGGCGGGGAATATCCAGTAAACTCTATTATTACTGAACTAATTAGAAATAAAATAGCAGCAGTAGCAACAGGAAGGGCTGAGTATGGCCCAAGGGCTTTGGGTAATAGAAGTATTTTGGCAGATCCAAGATATTCTGACATTAAAGATAAAGTAAACTTAATTAAAAAGAGAGAATTGTTTAGGCCATTTGCACCAGTAGTCTTAGAAGAACATGCACATAAATGGTTTGATATGAAATTTACTTCTCCATATATGCAGTATGCAGTTAAATGTTTACAGGCAGATAAGATACCAGCAGTTGTACATGCAGATGGTACTTCAAGGGTACAAACTGTAAATAAAGATCAGCACCCAGGTTTATATGAGGTGCTTTCACATTGGTATACAATAACTGGAGTTCCAGTTTTATTAAATACTAGCCTTAACATTAAAGGTCAGCCACTTCTAAATGATGAAAATGATATTTTAGAATGGCAAAATACATACAATTCTACAATCATTGCTTAGTATGATATAATTATATTACCTGCCCAGATTGGGGGGTATTTAACTCGCTTAAAAGGAGAAAAATATGGTTAAATCAGCACTGGATCTTTTTAATGATCCTTTTTTTAATACCTTCACAAACTTTCAGAAGGTAACAACAACAACAAACTATCCACCTTATAATCAAATCAAGTTAAACGACAAGGAATATATTCTTCAGTTTGCCTTGGCTGGATTCACTAAGGATGATGTTTCTATCTCGCTAGACAATCGCAAACTTACAATTAAGGGCGAATCAAAGGGGATGGAATTACCAGAGGGCGGAGAGTATCTGCACAAGGGAATTGCTACACGCAAGTTCACTGATATCTTTACCCTTCCTGAGTTTGTTGAGGTTATTGGGGCTGAGTTTAAGGATGGCATTTTGAATGTTGTTCTTGAAAAGCAGATCCCAGAAGACAAACTACCAAAAACTATCGAAATCAAGTAGTATAATATAATAAGTCCTCCGCAGGACCTTGGGATGATTAGTTACCATCTTATTTAACCTGGCCATCGTGCTTGAATACCTGCGGGGGATTTATAATTTGTATGTATAATAATCTCATCTATGACAGATAAAGAACTGCATAGGCAGAAGCAGGCTTATAGGCAAAGGCTGGTAAAAATAAAAGAGACCAGTGGGTGTACTGACTGCGGTGAATCCAACCCAATAGTTTTAGATTTTGATCATCTTAAAGATAAAAAATATAATGTGTCCAGAATGATTCATGATGGTTTTTCCTGGAAAGCAATCAAAAAAGAGATAGAAAAATGCGAGGTAGTCTGTGCCAACTGTCATAGGATAAGAACACACCACAGGCTACTAAATCAAACAGCATGATATAATAATTCTATGCCATACTCTATAGGTTCTAAAGGTTCTCATGGTTGCTCAGGCTACCCTGCCGTTAAAACAGGCACAGGAGAGGTTATGGGCTGTCATAAGACTAGACGTGAGGCAGCAGCACAGATCTATGCTATAAACCGTTCTGAGGGCAATATAGGCAAGTCTATGGTTAAAGAGGGCGATATGGTTATGGCCCCACATGAAGAAGAAATGTTTGTAGGTCGTGTTGTTCATGTAATGAATGAAGGAATGTTGGGAGTTCCAGGATCAGAATATGCTATTGAAGCAAGTCCTACTGAGCCAGCAATATTAATACAACTTTTTGAAATGGAAGAGGGCGGTCTTGAAGAGACTGAATATTTTGTAGGAGCAAAGGCATCAGAGGTTATGGTTATGCCATCATTAGAAGAAAATATTGGTATGGATAAAAACGAAGTTATTAAAGAAGATGTTTCAACAATAGGTCAATCTGATTCAGAACCGTGTCAGTATGATGGTTGTGGATGTCCCACATGTAAAGATATGAATGTTTGTTGTGATCTTTGTCCTGTATGTCAAGCAAATGAAATGAAATCAGATTGCTGCCCAGATCTTAATAAGCAATCTCCTTGTTGGGATGGCTATGTTCAACGTGGTATGAAGCCAGGTAAAAATGGTAAGCCAGTTCCTAATTGTGTTCCTGCAAAGAAGGCAGATGATCTTTGGGAGGATGATGATACAGTTGAATATGATACAGACACAGTATCAAAGGCTGAAGGATATTCTCCACCTGCAGGAGCAAGATCTGCTGCTCGTAGAGCAATTAAATTTAAAGAAGATGGTAAGGCCAATGGTGCAGGAACTGCAGTTGGTTGGACTCGTGCAGGTCAGTTAGCAAGAGGAGAGTCATTATCTCTTAGCACAGTCAAGAGAATGTATTCCTACTTCTCACGTCATGAAGTAGATAAGAAAGGTAAAGACTGGGGCAACACCGCAAATCCATCCAATGGATACATCATGTGGTTAGCATGGGGTGGAGATGCAGGTTATGCATGGTCAAGAAGAATTGTAAATGCTGAAAAAGATAAAAAAATGTTTTCAGATTTCTTCAGCCCAATTGAAAAAACAAGCAAGAAGGTTAGAGGTAGTGGTCGTGGCTTCTGGTAAATCATCAGGAAAGTTTAAGTCAAAGCATCCTTTTAATCCAATACAGATTAAGGGTGGAATGATTGTTCGCTTACGCAAAGACGGTACTGTTCAATCAGTACTTGGTAAGTATGGAGAATATAAGAAAGAAAATAAGTAATGTATATTTGGACAAATGATTTTTTAACTGAAGAAGAAAGAGATCATGTTTATCGTTCATTAGTGCAGTTGCCGTACTATCTAGATCATTCGGTTCATGCTGCTAAAGACGGTGTAGTTGGCCTCATTGGTGATTATTCTGACTGTGGAATTTTAGCACATACTCCACTAAATCAAGAACTTGTTAGTTTTATTATGGATCGTTTTGCTGCAAAATATAATGTTAAGGTTTATGAATATCTAAGAACAAGAGCACATATTACATTTAGAGTAAACGATAAAAGAGGCATGGATCCACATGTAGATTTAAGAAGAAGGCAGCACAATTACACCTTTGTTTATTATGCAAATGATTCGGATGGAAACATTAACCTATTTAAGAAAAGATGGAATGGCGAGTACGTGGACGGAGACAGCCTAGAACTATATAAGTCTTTTACTCCAAAGGCAGGGTATGCATTATTTTTTGATGGAGATATCTATCACAATTGGGAAAATCCAGACAAAACTAACTTTAGATATTCTATTGTAATTAATATAGCATGTGACGTAGATGAGTCATTATTAGAAAAGGTAGACTTCTAATATGGGATCAATTATCAAAAAGCGTCGCAAGCGCATGGCTAAGAAAAAGCATAAGAAGCGCTTGAAGCGTTCAAGATGGCAACGAAGAAATAAGTAATTATTCTTCTAAATACTTTTTAAATAATTCTATAAGTTCAACTGTGTACCTGTCATAATCTATTTCTAGTATTAAGTTTCCGTCTTGTAACTTATGAATCTTTATTTCTTTTCCTATTTCAAATAGGATATCTTTAATTGATTGTTCTAAACTCATTTGAGCCCCCTGTAGGATTTGAACCTACGACAACCCGCTTACAAGGCGGGTACTCTACCCCTGAGTTAAGGAGGCAATCCATTATGCTACTACAACTTTTGCAATAGCATTAATAGTTGCAGCAATTCGTCCAATATCACGAAGTTGTTCTGTTGTATATCCTTCTTGTTTTAAGGTTTCATAGTGAGCCTTCACACAAAAATGACACTTACCAATAATTGATGCAATTAATGCATATGATTCAAACTTGGCTTTTGTAGTTCCACCATGAGAAGTAATGGCATTCATTCTAAGTTGTGCAGGTAATCCCTTAAGGTTTGGATCATCAGCCATTTCAGTATATGGATACCAAACATTGTTTTGAGCCATTAATGCTGCTGCTGTAAATGCTGCATTTTTTTCTACTTCATTTGTTACTCCAGCAGAAATCATAGCAACAATATCTTGATTTCCTGTTGCTAATGCTGCTGCAAGTGCGAGAGATGAAGCATAATCATAATCTACAGAACTTCTATTAATTACAGCATCAAGATTTAACTTAATATCTTTAGCATATTCAGGAACAAGTTCCTTAATTTCATCTACCCAACTCATATCAAAGCCTTCCACTTCTTTCCATTCCACTCATATCTCAGAGTGCATTCACATTACCAAATTGAACCAGCATGTCTTTTTTGTAGATGTATTGCACCCATACTAGGTTCACCAACTGACCAAGGTAGGACACATGAATGTCCCGCCTCGCCATTTAACTTAATCCAGGTCACAGTGTTTCTCCACCAAGACTTCTATTGCATGCACAAAGTTCACCTGTTTGCAAAGCATCAAGAATACGCAATGTTTCCTCTGGGCTTCTTCCAACGTTAAGGTTGTTAACTGTTACATGCTGAATTACGTTGTCAGGGTCTACAATAAAAGTTGCACGAAGGGCAACACCATCTTTGTTGATGATTCCTAATTGATTAGCAAGACCTGTGAAACCTTCATCATTAGACCATGACCATTCACGAATCTGATCTGCAAATGACCAAGAGTTTGTCTTCTTAAGATCTTCGTGAGCATTACGCCATGCAATCTTACAGAATTCATTATCTGTAGATCCTGTAAGTAATACAGCATCACGATCATTGAAATCATTAACTAACTTATCATATGCAACAATTTCTGTTGGACATACAAATGTAAAGTCCTTTGGATAATAAACAATTACCTTCCATTTTCCTGGAAATGACTTTTCATCTAACACTTCAAAAACATCATCGGCAGCATCCAATCTTCCTGGCTTTACTCCAATGATGCGAAATGGCTCTAACTTATCTCCGATAGTTCTCATCGATATCTCTTTCTACTAGTAGTTTATCTATTATAGCAAACTAGTAGCCCCAACGGGAATCGAACCCGTCTTGCCAGATTGAAAATCTGAAGTCCTAACCGATAGACGATGGAGCCCTTGGCGATCCGTAACGGACTTGAACCGTCGACCTCTACCGTGACAGGGTAGCGTTCTAACCAACTGAACTAACGGACCAAAGGATGTAGACACGATAGCCCATTCCATTCCACCTACTACCGTGCCTACATCGCTGGACTGGCAGGTCTCGATCCTGCGACATCTCGATTAACAGTCGAGTGTTCTACCAACTGAACTACAGTCCACTACTATTACTACTATTGTAGCACCCCTGGCAGGAATCGAACCTGCGACGCATGGCTTAGAAGTCCATCGTTCTGTCCACTGAACTACAGAGGTGTACCCCTAATTGGATTCGAACCAATGCTGTCACGATTTTAAGTCGTGTGCCTCTACCACTGGGCTATAAGGGCTAGGTAGAGCAGGTAGGACTTGAACCTACGATAGCCGAATTATGAGTTCGGGGCCTTGACCAACTTGGCTACTGCTCCTGATTATTATAATAATTTTACTATTAAACAGGGCTTATGTCAAGTTTGTTTTAGGCTATCCCTAAATGCATTAATTTCTGCAAAAACATCATGACCAATACTATAGTCTAAATGTGCATAATCAGATGGATTATTAAAATCTGTAAATCTAAAGAAGATCATCTTTACATATTCGCCTTCTTTAAAAGTCTTATGAGGTCTCCAATGTGTATACTTGTTAGGATTAAAAACTAATGCCGTATTATCTTCCATTGAATAAACATCTTTATCTACTCCAATGTCCCATGAAGTTGTTGAAGATAATTGATAATTAAAAATAATCTCAGTATTATCATGATCCCAGTGCACTGGTAAGTTGGGTGTACCAAATTCAGCACTATATTCTGCACAATATGCACCAGAAGATGAGAGGTTTACTCCAAATAATGCATTAATTTTTTTGGCTAAATTTTGTCGAAGTTCGCTAAACTTTTGATTATCTTCAATTCTATACTGAAGTCTACCAAGTCCAGAATGGATTCCATAACCATATTCATCGCCATCATGCTGTATAAAAGTACCATCTTCATTCCTTGTAATATCTTCTCTTCTTAACAAAGAATTAATAAGATTTAATTCAGTATCTGAAAATACATTATCTATTTTTAAAACAGTCATATGCCGTTATCCTCCATATATTTTAAACGCTCCTCATATCTATGCCAATATGGTACACCATCTTTATCATAATCTGAGCCAAGCCTTCTTAATAGTTCGTGGGTATCACGATCTTTTAATATTTCTTCCAACGCATTACTTACCTCAAAACGCATTTCTGGCAGGGTATATAGATCTTTCCCCGTAATCTTATATAATAATTCTCTAAGACGTTCACAGTCATCATGCTTATACCATACAGTACAGTATAGTTTGCCATCTATCTCTTCAACATTAGGGCAAGTCCTATACTCCTCAATGATCTGGTCTATAATGACCTTCTGAGCCTTTTTACAGCCATTGCAGGGACATACCCATGTATTACTCATACTCTTTTCTGATCCAATCGAGTTCTTTATATTTTGTTATTCCGTGACCAACAACATAGTTTCTTTGTTTTTCTTCTAGCATACGTGTTGTTTCTTCAACAGAATAATGATGTATTTCAGATGACCAAGATTCGGCCTTCATTGGAATAAGTTGTGCATACGGTGTTCCTGCTGGAATTGTTCCATACCAGTCTTTCTTAATATAAAAAGGATAGTTACCAGATATCATATAAGGATTTGATGCATCTGCAAATCCTGAAATAGTTTGGAATGGAAGGTTTGGTATATTAATTGGATGGGTCATTAAAAGAGTATAACCTTTTGGTACCTCAAAATACCAATTTATTCGCCATACAAAAGTATATTCATTGTAACCTTCAGGTGTTGGAAGTCCATCTTCTGCGCCACGCATAGCACAAAATGATTTTGACGGAGCAACATTGCCCCATTTTTCATCATACTCGACCTCTGGGTATGGAAGGCTATCATTCTTTTTAAATGTAATATCACATGGAGTAAACAAATAATATCCTGCCATAAACACATCAAGCATTGCTGGACATGCTTTCCAAGAAGGTTGTCTATGAACAGACTGCTTGCCGTCTGGATCGGTAAACATTGTCAGGTAAAATGTTCCATCTTCGTTTCTCTTAAACTTTTCCTTATCTAAAAACCATTGTGGCATATGCTTTTTTACTGGCGCTGGCTTATAGTCATCTGTAGTGTTATTAGATGGATGATAAGAATGAAATTTAATTATGTTTTCGCTCATTAAATGCCTTTGCTTTTACGAATAATACCAATCATTAAGGCTCTAAACTCTTCATTGCTTAATTCAGATTCTAACGAAATTGCCTCAACATCAGCAATTATCTTATCTTTTACTGTCTTTACTACTTTGTGTGTACCGTTGCAAGTAGGGTATTCAGTTGAAAATCCACATCCACAATTCATTAGGTTAACTCCTCTTTTTCCATAATAATATACATAATATCACTTAAAGACTTTTCTGGCAAGTCATGAAAATAATATGTATTGTCATCTTTTATAGTCCATCCACGCCACCCATCTCCATCATCCCAAAAAGCAGATGCTGTTTGCATTGACTCTGGGTCATTCATAATCCGTGTAAGTGAATTATAGAGATTGACCTCATCAAATATAGCAAGTCGAAGTGTTTTCCATTTAAAAATAAGGTTAACAATTTTATCTACCACGAATTAACTCCCATTCACCTGTTTCCTTAGCAATAAATACATTGCCATTTTCTCTATCAATAAGAAGATATTTTTCAGGACACTTAGTTCTTAGGGTTACAACTACCTGCTCTTCTATTTCTTCAAACTCTACTTGTTTTCTATTCATATTCTAATACCAACCAAAAGTCCAATTAGGAAGCAGCCTACAGCAACAGTCCAATAATATGTTTTTTGCAAATAAGAAATAATGATGTCTTTAACAACATCTCTTGGTACAGTAATTTCCCATCCTTCATAGTCTGGGTCTGGAAACTTGTATTCTTTCATTTATGCTCTTTCATGTGCCTAGTTAATGTTTCGTGTGCAAAACCAGATCTTACCTCGATTTCACGTTTACAGATAGAACAGATTACTATTCTATTACTTGCCATCGTTGCCGTATTTCATTTGAATAAAACATACGACCCATCCTGCTACAAAACCACCCAATATCCAAAGGGGGTGTATATAAGTTACGTCCATAAAACCATTATACATGAAACTAACGGCCTTGTAAAGTCCTTGCTAAAATTGAGATAATGTTTCTGAGAGGATGCGTACTCGCTCTCTCATTTCCCAGCGCTGCTGCTTAGATAATCTAGTCTTATCTGATAGTCTCTTTTGATTCTTCTCAGCACGTTTCTTTTGACTCTTAGATCTATTATTATTTGATTTTTTCATGTTATCCCATATGCATGAAAATAAAATGCTGTTCACATACATCTATGATTTTGCCAGTATTTTTATCTGGCTGGGTAAACTTAGCCAATTTGTTGCACTTGGTACATTTTTCTTTCTTACTTGCACAGTTTTCATTAGTGCATAGCAAAGCCTTGTTTTCAGCGTCGATTGGAGCGGTATATAAAGTACCACAATCTTGACACACTATATTAACATCTATCATATAATCATTATATCATTAAGTGATTAGTTATGGTTTTGTGCTTCTTTTATTTTATGCCATGAGCCTATAATGCCATTTTTAACCTTTTCTCTCAGGGTTTCCCCAAAAGATCCAAAGCCAAACTTGCTGCCAATGTACTCTTCCCCAGTTTCCATGTCAATAACCTTCCACTTTCCAGGAGCCTTAGTATGTATAATTAGGTCTATTGGTTTTTCATAAGAATCGACGGTAGATCCGTCTAAAAGAACCCTTTTATCCATTAACAATCTTCGTTAGTAGATATATACTTATTGTCAATGTTATCCCAACATCTTCCATAGATGGTATGTCTATTGCCACCAGTTACCTTTGTCACTCTGTGTTCAAACTCTCTGTACAGAGGAATATTTACAAGCATACCTGGTTCTGGTTTGATTTCGTAATCTTTATTTTTAAATTGTAAGATGCCACCTTCAAAGTTATCATTAATATATACATTGAATGAGGCTGATATTTTTGCTTCACTCACGATTCTTTTACCTTGAGTTTTAGAGTTTTCTACAATAGTTCTTTGTTGAATATCATCGTCAGCATCATCTCGTTCATAATGCCATCCCATGGCGTAATCTACGTCATGTCCTAACTCTGCAATAATTTGCTCATCAGGAACCTCAAAGAATGACTGAAGTGCACCCGCACCACCAAAGTGCTTAGGAACTACTGATTCTATTCGCTTTTCGATAGGTTTGACATGTAGTGGTCTATATTTAGAGTTTGGTCCTGGTACTAGCATATTACCAAATTCATCATAATCTGCAATATAGCCTAAAAACTTATTCTTAGTATTTCCTCCATATGGGGAACGCATGGTGGTATACCAGTCTTTTGGATCGTTGGCTTCTTCGTTAAGCCATCTTAGTTCTTCGTCGGTTAAAAAGTTACGGATGACCCAAAGATCTTTTTCAATGTATTCTTTGCGGGGCTCCCAAATTGCTGCTAATTCTTCTACGCTTAGCGACGGATCAAATGGATTTTTAGACATATACCGATTATACCAGAATATTACCTATTTATCCTCTTCTTTTTCTACTTTATCTTTAGGAACCCAAACCTTTTTACCATCTTTCCATATAGGCCAATAGCCTAAAGACCGCCAATCCATATTAGTTATCTTAGGCTCTTTGCTCACGACAATTCCTCAATCATTTCTTCTAATATTTCTTTGTTAATGCCCATCCAGTCGAGTGCCTCTTCATTATCAATATCCCGTTTTAAATAATAAAGGGCTTCCTGTAACAATTTATTGAGTCTATCACGTAAAAGCGTTTCTGCCAATTCTTCGGTTCCACACTTAGGGCTATACCATGTTTCTGAGCGGTATCCATGATGACTTGCTTGCCAATAAGGTTCTTGTCCATATGAATAGGTCTTTGTTATATACCAGTGACAATCACGATCTTTATGATGGTCCATTCCGACATACCTATACCATTTATCGGTTAAATCAATAATCTCTTCTTCAAGTGTCACTTTGGCTCCTCAATTTTATTCCAATTTAAATCAAAATGATTAGTTGCATTACCAATCTTCATCTTTTTTAATTTTCTTTTAATGGCCAGCCTCATACCCCATTCAGTATATGCTAAACCGCCCCTACATGCACTTGACCAATATCCTTTTTCATCTGTACCGTACCACCTCTGAATCTCCCAGAATCTGGCATGTCTACCGTATCTCCAGTCACGATCAACCTTGATGATATAGTCTGGTCTCTTATTTTTATTTTTGCTCATTTCTTTTTACCCTTTTTATTTTTTGCAGGGTTATCATAATTTAAATTTAGCATTCCTTGCTCCAATAATGCTTTGTCCAATATAAAATTAGGACAATGATTAACTGCTAAATCGTACACATTTCCACAGTCACCACATTGCCAAGTAATGTCATCTACATTAACAAATAGTCTCATGTATTCATCATAGCATTAATACCCTTGATTACGCAAGTTTCAATGCTATCTCCATATCTATGATTAAACATTTGACCAGTCTCCCAAGGAAAGTCATCTTCTATAATTAAATAAGTATTGATTGATTCCTGGTCTGTACCACCTGAAACTCTACCAATGTGGTATGTTTTAATTAGTTTATCATTAACGTAGATTGGAATGTGAATTGGCATTATTTTATTTTCCATTCCTTGCAATATCAACTGCATCTGCTAACCCATCTGCATAAGTTAAATGTTCTGGGTTATCTGTTTTTCTCCAAACAGCAGCAATTTCTTGTGCTACCTGCTCACGCAGGACAGTTTCAATATCATGTAATGTCTTTCTAATTAAAGCATCTTCCATGTTACCTGCATATTCCATAAGAAGTTTTATTGTTAGTTGTTCTGCATGTGGATTATTCATTACATTGTCCATTCTTCTGTTAATGCTTCATAAATTTCAATGGCAAGATGAGACGGTAGAATTAAAGTCCTACATCCATACATATCATCCTCAGTACTAATAATAGCCTTTTGGCCATCTTTAATATTATAGTCAATATTTAGTTTCATTTTAACCCTTTCTCAATTCTGCTTTTAGTTCTCTTTTAATAGTTTTCCATTCATGTTCATGATAATACCAACGATTAGCATGATCATTAATAGCATAGGCTTCTACTTCTTCTGCAGTTCCCCAGAAAATCCCCTTAACAATTTCTTCTTTTAATTCTTCAACCTGTTCATCGTTTTCACAACCTTCAAGGGCATCGCAATAAGAGCATGATCCATATCCAACTACAGTAAATCCAAATTTATTACCATTTTTGAGCAGGTATACATAATCACCCTGCCAATCACCAATATTCCAGTCTTTAATAATGGTTCCAGCAGATGCAACTAAAGAGTCATAAGACTCTGATGGATAATAATATTCTTCGCTCATAACTTTCCTAACATATATTTAATTCGTCTTAATATTGACTTAGATTCAAAACACTCAGGATGAATGTCATACCCATACTCTGCATATTGTCCAAGGGCATAATTCCAAGCATCTTGCCACTTTTCAAATTTTTTATCAGTAATTTCAGCCTCTGGCATAATCTGTTCATCATTTTCATCAGTATCAGAAGCAAATCCTATTACCGCAGCATATCCACCAAGTGGATGCTTGCGAATGATATAAAAGTTATCTGCACTCATGCTAACTCTTTCTCAATAGCCTGAACAGTTAGGCATGGATAAAGTTCATCGTCAAGATTACAACGGTATCCACGAATAGAATGCTCAGGCTTATGCAATTCCACTACTGCACGAAGGGCAATAGCATTGTCGCAAGCAATACATTTACAGCCTATTGCTTTAGAACCTGCAATTTGTCCATCTAATATTTCTATTAATTTATTATGTAGCATATATACAGTATACAGTTCGGCGGAAAATAAGTCAAGTTTTTAAAGTTCGGCGGAAAATAGAATATCAAACCCCTTATGCTCTAAACGAGCAATATGGTTTAATAGCCTATAATATGCCTATGACCCCTACTATCCTATATATTATCTACAACCAGGAATATAATGCCATAAAGATAGGGATAGGGGATATAACTGGTAAAAGGTTTCGCCAGCATAGGACCAAGGGATGGGAATTGGTTTGTTATTGGTATTTTCAAAATCGGGCGGGAGCCAGAAGAGTCGAATCTATAGTACTACAAACCCTAAGAGAGAGATATGGACATTACCTAGATAAGGGAGATATGCCCCAAAGAGGATATACAGAGACCTTTGATGCATCTAAAATAACCAAGAGAAAGATACTGCGTTTGGTCAATAAGGCCATAAAGGGTTTGTTATAGCCCCCGCTTTTTTATAGGTGATATAATCAATCTATGATCATTAACAATCTTACAGATAATATTATTTATATCGAGAATGCTATCCCAAACCCTAAAGAGATAGTTGATGCTTTAAACTCTACTGATGGAGATCCTGTTATTTCTCCAGTTATCTATCCTTGGGATAAGTGGGTTGACCATTCATATGATGACATTAGAGGTTATGGACAAGTACATCGTGGATATATAAAGACAGTTGATTGGGATGGTTGGATTGCCAATAGTGCAGAAGAATGGTTTGATAAGAAGATAACTCCTGATCACTCCCCTTCCCATACAGAGGCTTTTAAGATAGTAAAAATGATTGAAGAACCATTGCTCAAGGTTATAGATGTATGGGCTGAGAAGACAAATAATTCTGTGCCAGATTTCATTACTCGCAATTACTCTATTTATACATACCGCCAAGGTGGACATGTTGGTAAGCATCTTGATATTGACCCTACAAACCCCTCACATACTATGGATTGGACTATCTTGATATATCTTAGTGATGACTATGAAGGTGGAAATATTAACTTCCCTGACCAGAAAGTAAGGTTTAGACCTGCTGCTGGAAGTGCTTTGTGTTTTAGAACTATGGAACCACATATCGCTGAAGAAGTAACTGGTGGAGATAAATATTTTTGTTTTTTCTACCTTCATACTGAGTATGGATTGTGTCTTTCATCCTATGATCAGTTCTGGCATATAGTAAATCAAGTCAAAAAATCACAATAATCTAATAATTATCCACAACTTTATCCACAGATAAATCTTACTGTTATTTTTCTTATATGGGGTTAAAGTGGAGTAAAGTGGAGGATAGTGGTGGATGGAACGCTTTTATCGTAGGCGCCGTAATCCCAAACCACAAACCATACTACCATCAAACCATTTAACCATCAAACCATCTACCATATATCCTCGATATTGTCAAACCATATATAAAAGGTTTGGCATTATACATGCAAAACCATGGTTTGTCAAGTAGGGATTTTTGCAGAAAATTCCAGAAAAATTGGAATAATTTCGTAATATCTTTTAAAATGTTTGAAAATGTTTAAAAACCAGAAAGAATGGTTTGTTACTCTTCATTAGGGAGATTATAGAGAGTTTCGTAATCTTTTTTAACTTCCCCCGCAGTTTTGTAGAAGGCAGGGAGGAATGGTTTGATAGGCGCTTTAGCAATTGTATACAACATGCCCGTCAAAACCGTCATGTCTTTCGTAAACAAGTCCCAATCAGATGGCTGATCATGTCTATGTGAATTTTTATTCTGATACATTCTTGCAAAATGACGGGGACTCATAATTTAATTATAACACTCTTTAATTCCCGCCTGAAAAGCGGCGGGGAATAGAAAAGATCCTTCGTAATACCCCTATAGTAAATACCCTATATAGAATACACTATGGTTTGATGGTTTGACAAACCAAATATATTATGCTAGAGGGTTTGATGGTTTGGATCGTAATGGTTTTTCCAGGAAATTTGGATATTCTTCGTAATATGGTTTGATGGTTTGATAACAACCCTCGGCACCTAGGGGTCAGGGGAGTAATAGCCACAGCCTAACGGCTCAACTATACATGCCCCCTGACTTACTCTAAGTATAGCAAACCATCTGCCATCTTGTCAAGTATCAAAATGCTCTGATTGCTCCATCATGTCGTCTAATGATTCATAGGACTGTGTTTCATCTATAGCCAGGAATTCGCATAGCATACCCCAGGCTTCTTCTATATAGACTTTAGCAGTAGGGGTTGCTTCTACTATCCCCTCGTTAATTGCAAAGGCCAGAGGCAGTGCCAGATCGTTGTATTCCATGTAGTCTTGCATTGGCTCTGCATCTCTATAAGCCATCCAAAGTTCATCTAGTATCTCGCACTTTCTAGAAAAGTCTGTGTTGGTAGAATCTGATTTCATTTTGTTCCTTTTCATACTGCGCTGATTCAGCGATTTCAACAAGACGATTATACGCTACATTTGGTGATGTCCTTGCTAAATAAACGCCAACCTGCTCAATGTCAAGGCGTAAGTCTGAAACGATAGCAGACAAACGCTGTGCTACTTTTTCTTCAGGTGTTATAGTTCGTCTAATCATAGTGCCTCCTTAAGCATTGTATCAAAAAAGTGGGGACAGCGCAAGTAGAAAGGTTGCCTGCGCTGCCCCTGATAGGGATGACCAGTCCCCGTTATGAGGTAGCCGTCGCTACTAAATTCTTATCTAAGATATTGCCATGGTAGTTGACAAACTCTTCAAACGAATGCCATTCTTCGCCCTCACCAACAGTATTATCAGTAAAGTCGATAGTTATTGGATGGTCCATGAATGCCTGGTCTGATGGGTCCACCCCATAGATACCAAACCCAGTCTCATCTAAAATATCATGCTGTAACAAATATGATATCACCATACGTGTGCCATATGATGAATCGTTCCAGCGTGGCCTAGCGTGGTTCAGTGCTGCAGCCAAATCTGGATACATTGAGTCTTCTCCCCAGTGACTGTACAGTGCAACTGCATGGTCCTCACTAGTTTTAAATACAAACGTGCAACGTGCTCCCATTGTCTTACCTTTCTTGTTGGTTTGTTATAAGTGTATCAAAGTCTAGGTCTAATGTCAATTGCTCATACTGTATAGCAGATCTACTCTCCGTTGTCATCTTTTTCCAATCCCGCAATTGCAAAACTTAAATCATATGTTAGTTTATAAAGATGAGTGTAGGCGTCTGCCATACCCTCCCAATATTTACGTTCCATAGATTCCATTGCGTCACTGTAGTCATTGTCTTCCTCAATGCGCTGTGCCTCTTCCAACTGTGCGTCTGCAAGCAGCATGAGGTTCTTTAATTCCCCGTGCATGATATCCAGGCCATTGACACCATGGTCTACCATACGCTGCAGGTGTGGCTCCAGTTTTTCTGAGTTCTCGATGTCGTAGTGCATTATTCTTCTCCTAGTGCTTGTTTAAGAATATATCTCATACCTGTGGCCTGCCCACTGATAAAGTTGTACTCAATATCTAAGTCTGCAAAATCTTTTGAGGCAGGGTCCATGGATTCCATGTCCTCATACAAACCCTCTAAATCTTGCTCCAGACTAATAATAGTAATCTTGATGAATTCAATTAATGTTTCTAGGTTCATTATCCTACCTCAAATCTATATGCTGGTATATGTTCTTCGTCCAAGTATACCTTGTGCTCATCACATTCCGCAACTGCTTCAAGGTCTGCTTCACCCATATAATTACAGGATGAGCATATCTCACCACAGTCGTTTTCGCAATACTCCATGGTGTTAAGTGAATCACAGTCTCTGCATTTGTTATCGTATGATTCTATCTCACTGCCCTGCCCATTAACAAACAGGTATTCGCCACCCCAACCAGTCTCTTCTTCAAAGTCAAGACTAAATTCTACTTCAGGATACTGTGCAGACAACGCCTCAATGGCAGGTAGAGGTGGAGACCAAGCGGTATTGAAGCGGTATGCAAGAGTAGTCTCATCTTCTTCCATTAACTCAGTCTCAGGCCATTCCTCATTATGAGATACAGCCACATCCCATTTAGTGCCCCAGTTACGTACATTCCAGTCATACCAGTTATTACCCTTAAAATCGATAACGCTGTCGTCATGATTAGGGTCTTTTTGTAGATTGTAAGTTGCCATATCTGTAGGAGCAACTATATTCCAGAATGCAAATATAGGGTTTGGATATAGTGTATCCTGTAATTCCATTTGTCCTGTAGCAGGATTCCATTGGTCGTGTTGACGTTGGAATGGTTGATTAACTTGTTTCTTGATAGACTTGATTTCGTCTTTACTACCCACAATTGTAAGTGAGTTATATACCCAATTTGGCATATTGGTCCTTTCTGTTGGTCTTAGTATTATTCTAGCAAACCGCTATAAATTTGTCAAGGGCAGTCAAAGTATGGTTTTTCATAGTCAGGGTCTTCGCAGGTACAGAAATTAAACATCTCTACCTGTGTCTCATGTGTTAGATCCGCTAGGTCTGACCAATAAAGCACGGTATCCATTATTCCCCCCAATATTTTAGGATAGTATTCATAGTAAGGTGTAGAGCACAGTCACAGTCTCCACCATTCATGTTTTCCATGAACTCAAAGTGCGATAGGTTATCCTCATAGATTTCTGTTACAAGTTCATCTATGGTATATGGTTTGTATGTTGTGGTCATAGATTTATTTTAGCAAATATCAGGGAGTTTGTCAACTCTTACGTAATGAAATTCCTGGAAAAATCTAATTAACATCTTAATAAGATTGTGATAAAAATCACATGGTCGGGGCCCCATGATCGCATGAAAAAGTGAGCAGTTTATACTCATGCTCAGGAGTGCATATTTATGCAGCCATTACGTCCTGCACAATATGAAGCAGACGATTTTTTTCTGCGTTAATCATTGGGTCAAAACCACTTGAACCCATAAGGATAGATTCAGTAAGACCACGCTTACCACCACGATACCAGTCAATGCGTTCTGTAAGTGCGTTCCATGCACCCCAAGCAGTACCAGCAATCATGCCATTGAATTCACCAGTGTAGATGTCGTTAATGGTATCAACTTTTGTTGTCCACTTAGACAATGCACCCTTTTTGGCTTCATCAGGTTTTGGATACGCAGCCAAAACAATATCATTGAATTGTTGCGCTGTGATTTCTTTCTCAATCATGGCTTGTGCCATTTTAGAGAATTCGTCCATGTAAGCATTAGCAACAGCAAGAGCCTCACGAGCCTGCTGTACCTTACCCTCAGCAGATTGTGTGTGGCGAATCTTGAAAGATTGCTTGACACCATTCTTCTTGCGTGTACGCTGTAAAGCAACAGCAAGAGTATTAGCGCATACAACACGAACAGGTGTTACACTTGCTTGAATAGCGATTGAGCCGTCGTGTGATGTATTTACAAGAAGATAAGTTTTTACCTTATCTGCAACACCACTAGGGTCTAGTACAGTCTCACGCTCAAGAGCAAGAGAGCCAAATACTACACGACCACCACGCAAAGAGCCTGCTGTTTCCCAACGACCACCGCCGTCAAGAATTGCATCTCCAAAAGTAAATAGGTCTTCATTTTGTAGTGGAACATAGCGTTCACCTACAACACCAAGAACATCTGTCTGATTATTATCAAACGGATTTGTACGCACAACATACTGATAAGATTTATCAGACTGTAAGTGTGATGGGATTTCCAAATCTTCTAATCTAACATTCCAATTAGAGAGATTTGCTGTTGATAGCATTTCTGCTGTTGTTACTTCGTCTTGAAAAACTGTTCCAAGACCATGCCATGCGGGTTCACGCAGGCTTGCAAACGATTCGATTTCGTGAGCCATTTTTTTCCTTTCTGTTTTTGTTATCTTAAGTTTAGCAGATTTGACTGACAAAAGCAAATCCTAGGTTATGGGGTGATCTTCTTAAACTTCTTAATTCGGACATTTGGTACAAATGCCCCTCGGCACCTGATTTGAGCAGTTTACGTGGACGTGCTCAGGTCCCTGACGGTCCTCTGAAAGAAAGGATGAAAGAGAGGATCCGTTTACATCCTGGGCCCTTTCATGAAGCCCAGGAATTCTTTAGATGTCGATACTGTCTACATTAGATGAGACATATGTAATTTTATCGCAATCATATGTAATTGCATCAAAATCAATTTCATTAATGATGTCTTCTGCTTCTTCGCCTGCAGGTACTTGCAATGTGATGTAGTAAGTGACAGTGACTTCTGCTTCGACTTCTGATGTAAGTTCAAAACCACAAATCTCTGCAATCTCTTCTGCATTTGTTTCAGAGATTTCACGAGACTTAAGTGCTGCCATGGTCCACTCATGCATACCGTCACGCATGCTTTGCAATTCACCACGAGTTGCGTAGTCACGCTGCGTTACACGCTGAATGTGTTCTTCCAGTTGCTGAATGCGTTCATCTTTTTGTACAATCTGAGTTTTTAAAAATTCCTCAGTGACGTGTTGTACTGATTCAGTCGCTCCAATTGTTTCATTAGTTTCCATTTGTGATATCCTTTCCAAGGTCTTCCATTTCATTAATAGTATCAATCATATCGTTAATCTGTGATTCTGTCAAGCAGGCATGAGTAACGAGAGTAGCCGTTAAGGCTGATAGATGAGCAGAATACATGAACATTGCTTTCGCAAATTCATCCTCGCTCATTTCATTTCTGCCATGAAAAATCATTGAGGCGATTCCCATAACTGATTCATCGTGTACCGCTTCTGATGTTGCGGTCTGTATTGCTAGTGCTGTTGATAGCATATTCTTTCCTTTCTTTATATACTAAGTTTAGCATTATGGTCTGACATTTGTCAAATTTTATGTGGAGCAGTTTTCTATGTCATGCTCAGGACTATTTAGTTGTGATCCCCAGGGGACTTTCGCAGATTATCTGCCTTGAACGCAGGGGATAATGAGTGGGGCTTTTACACCCCACCCAATCTCTACAAGTATCTAGCGATAGCGTTGTAAGTTGAAGTTGAAACTACTTCCTCATCTGTCATTTTCAGAATACGGATAGCGTTTTCAATTTCCTCTACCATTTCCTTGTATT